ACTGGAAACTGTTTCCGTTGCCGAGATCGAACTCCAATCCCGTAAGCGCGGATGTTTCGCGTCGCATGTCCGCCAACCATTCGTCATCGACGAAAGAGGTCTCTTCAGCCGCTTCTTGCTTTTGCGGGGCTCGGTACGTTTCCCGAATTTCCGAAATGCTTTCTCTGGCCTTTTGAGCGTCTACTTTCAGTTGGAGTCTAGAGAGCTGAACCTCTTGCTCCGAGTAAATCTCGGTGTCAAGCTTGTACTTGCTGTTAACGAGCATTCTAATCTCATCGTTAGAAAGATTAGGGTAATCCATTGCCGAGTTAACCATAACGACATTCATGTCGTCCATGTTCGCTGGATCTAGCCGCTGATAAGCAAGGTAGTCCTCAGGAGATCTTCCAGTTTCTTGAACGAACTGGGCAATCTTCTGAACTCTTTCGTCCATTTGTGGAGCCTGTTGCTCCGCGTATGTCAAGTCGTCGAAAGAAGTGATGTCCCTCCCCAGCCGCTCGCTGAGATATCCGAACATAGCCTCTTCGACCTGTTGATTCGTGTATTGCGGCTGCTCTTGCTGAGTCGGTTGAGCAGGTGCGGCCTCAGGGTCTACGTATGGTGTTTCCTGTGGCTGCTCAGGCTGAGCCTGAGTCTGCTGCATAGACTGAGCAAAGTCTTCCGCGTTGTCAAAGAACTGTACCTCTGGCTGAGATTCAACTTGAGGTTGTTCCACTTGTGGTTGCTCCACCTGGGGAGCTTCGGTAGTGATGTTTTCGTTTTCCATGTTAATTAAATTTCTTTTTTATCAGTCCGTGGGGGCGAGGTACGCAATGGCGTAGTCACCTGAGGTTCCAGTGATGGAAGTCCATCTACCGTATACCGTTTGACCCTTTGCAATGGTTCTGTTCGCTATATCTGCAAAATCCGTAGAGTTTTCACGTGTAGCGGCAGAGCAAACAAAGTCTGCTTCGATTGCCTGCAAAGCAACAAACACATATCCCGCTGGGGGCGTTACCGCCGAAGCAGCAGAGATGAGCTTGCTACCGTACTGACCGAATACAGCATTATTGTAAGTGCCTGTATTTGTAATGTTCTTTGCCATGTCTTATGAATTATGAGTATCTAACTGCTGAGCTATCGAGACCAAACACTGCGTACTCAACGAGTTGATCTACGTCGGTGCCATAAATTTTAAGGTTTGCCGCAGGGTCTACAGGCATAAAGCAAAACTCGCCTCCGCCAAGCTTAGCCAAGACTGGGTCGTCTGCAGCTGTGTCGGCAAATACGTATACGTACTTCTCTGACTCGCCAGAAAGGTTTTTGACGTAGATGTACGCTCTGTTGAGTTTTTCGTTAGCCTTATGAATGACCTGAGACGTCGCATCGTTAGCCGTTGCGACAACCTTAAGCCTGTTGATTGCACCGCTATCTGCCAAAATGGAAACGGCAGAAGTGATGTCAACAGAAGTTGGCATTACGTCCGTAGAGCTTACTCTTATGCTAGCTCTTACCGTACCCATTATGCTTCAAAAATGAGCAAGTACTCAAGAGTCATGGCCGTTGCTACGCTAGGCGTGACGCAAATGTCAGCAGCCGTGGTAGCGCTCCATGGGAGGAGCATCCAGTCGCCTGAGTAGAGTCTGCCCACCTCTTGAGGCGTGGCACCTCCGTCGCCGACAGAGACCTTAAAGTACTCCGTAGCCACCGTGCTTGGGTTTCTCAAGTAGACCTTGTGGGCCTTGTCAGCCGTGTACAGGCTTTCGTCGAACAATACGTCAAGAGAGGTAGACGTGTAAATCTTACGAGCAACTCCAGACGTTTGATCGAGGCCAGTGACTGAGTCTGCCTTCGTCAAGGTAGATGACGTAGAGAGAGACAAAGCGTCACCAGTCAAGTCTGAACTAGAGAGCGTAATGGTTGCAGTTGTAGTTGCCATTTGTGTTTGGTAGTTTTTGCAAATATAGTAATTATTACTTCTTTAGGACTTTCATCCCGCAGGCAGCACGAGGGGCATTCCTGCCCATGCCGACTTTCTTTTTCTGAGCCACAACTCTCCTCTTACCAGAGGGACCGAGTTGACCCCAGGTTTTGGGTGTTTTCTTTGAAACCTTTCGGGACGGTCGGCACTTCTTTACGCCCTTGTTTTTAGAGCTACCACATTCATTACCCTTCTCGTCGGTCCACTTTTCTTTAAACCAACGCTTAAGAGCTGCCCCCGCTTTAGTTTTTCTTGCTGCCACGGCCCCAATTTTTTACGCCAACCTTTCTGCACTTGGCTACAGCGCCAGATGCGTATGCGGATGGCCAGATCTTATACCTGGACTTTACCTTTTTGGCGCAAGCATCAAGCTTTTTCTTCTTAACCTTCATGAGTGCGACACAAGTTTAAACTCTGCTTTTTCAACGGCGTTAGGGTGAGGCTTATACGCGCCCTTCATAAGGAAGTACCTTCCGCGATCCTGCATCCAGTGATAACCAGACGGTGCGGGTACAGAAACCTTCTTGTCAGAGACATTAAGCTTACCCCCTTTGTTTTTTTTAACCGCATTCATTAGCACTTCCACTTTCTGAGCGCAAGAGCTTTGCGCGTGGGTTTGCCGTTCGGTTTCTTCATCGGGCCTTTTACGCCCTTCATGCGAGCACAAAAAGAACGCTTACGTGGACCGCCACCAGGCTGCGGAGCCTTCAGGTTAGATCCCGTCTCGCGATTGTATTTCTCGCGTCCAGCTTTGGTAAGCCCGCCTGAACGAGACTTGTGCTTACCCATCTTAAGCTTTACGTTCTTTTTCTTAACCGCCTTCATGTCACAAAGTTATGAAACTTGATATTTCTCTTTCAGGAGCCTAGCGAGCGCGGACGCCTCCTGTCCGTCAATAGCCTCTCTAAACAATCCCCACTCTGCCAGATACACTGTGTCTCCATCTGAAATGTTGGCCACAACGCCAGGGTCTGTTGCTGCGCCGTTCGTCGTCAGGGATGTGTCCCTTATTTCGCACTTTGGGCCAAAGCTGTCTATGTGAATGTCATCTTCACTGGAATCAAATATCTGACCAACCCCCTTTTTTTCATTGATAAAACCAAAGGCGTTAAAGTCATATATAGAGTAGTTTCCGTCCGAGTCTCTAGAAATGACCAAGATTATTGCATCACCATTTGCGGTGGTCATTTTAGACTGCCCCGTGGTTATCAAACTGTTCCCTGAAAATACGAAATCAGGATCGCCAACGGCTTGATTATCACCCCTTAAGGTAACTCTCAACGAAAGAAGTGCAGTTAAAACTGGGTTGGTGTCGTTTCTAGTGGGGCTGTAAACCCAAAGAGGTGACATGCCAGCCTTAGCAGCAGCCTTGTCAAAAGACATTACCGTGTACATGGTGAACTCCCCCTCAATAGTAAGGCGCTCACCATTGCTACCATCCTCGGCCACCCCTCCGAAGTGGAGGAACTTGGATTCATGGCCGTCTGGAGTGGCATCAGCGACAAACTTTATGGCGCCAGTTGTAAACGGATTGTTAGATCCGCCAATGTCAAAAACAGGCTTATCTACATCAGACCTCTGTCCAGGTTTTGATGGGTGAGACAAGTCCATGCCCGTCTCCTTACCGCTGTTTTCCCACGTTTGAACGACATCGCCGCTAGAGTATCCAGCGGTAGACGCGACAAACCTAATGTCCACACCTTCAAGAAGGTCGTCAAGCTCTACCGCGTTTCCGACAGTTGGAGTTTTGAATTTATTAGGCCTATTGACGCTAAAGTTTACAGATTCACCGTCAATGGTAGAAGAAATATCCGTTTTGGCCTGAGTCTCAAACTGAACCGAAACGTTTTTTCTGGATGGCTCTGTAAAATTGATTGCCATTATCTAATCGTGATGTCCTCCCTGACGGTGAATGTTCCAAAAAACCAAGTCTCAGTCGTAGAGTTGACTATGTGATTTGCGGCGAGGTCATATATGTAAGAGCCTGGAGGGACGTTTGCCATGGCCTCTCTCGTAGCTGAGACGGTCAATGTTCCATCGGCAGCCCCAGTTACTGAGGCCAAAAGCTGGTTTCTACCTCCAGTAACATTAGAAAGAACAACGTCAGCCCTGCTGTTTGGGTTGGTTGAAGATCTAACGTCCATATCAAAAGAGTAGGCGGTAAGATCTACCGCATCCCCATCCGCATCCTTGACCGTAATGTCAAAGCTCAAACTGTCACCTCTTTTAGCCGTGACGTTAAGCTCTTCTGAAGTGTCTAGGTTAAGTTCTGTTGCCATTTTGAGTCAGGTTTCTGATTATCTCTTTTGTGTTGTCTTGTAAAAGCTCACCTCTTTGGTCTTTTCTCTGGCTCATAAGTTTTGACTGAGCCACGGCCTGCTTATCTACCCTTTCGTCCTTTCTGTCCTCTTTGAGAACCTCGATCTTTTGCTTAAACTCCTGGTCGTCGGTCTTGAATCCGAGGGTGGCCTGGGCCTTAATCATCTCGATTTCCTTCTTGAACTCGTGAAGCGCCTGTGCAACCTGAATGTCTGCCTGAGCCTTAGCTTGAATCTTTTGCATCTCAAGCTGCGACTCCATCTGTAGCTCCTGCTGTCTCGCCTGAGAAGCCTGTTGAGCTGCCTGCTGAGCTTGCTGAGCTTGCATTTGAGAGTTTTGCTGAGCGATCTGCTGCTGCCTCTGCTGCTTCTTAGTGCGCCTAAGAGACAGAAGCCTCTCTGCTTGCTCTACATCCTTAAGCTCCCTAACCGCCATTGCGTCTTCGAGGTCAATGGCCTGCTGCTGAAGAGACATTTGAATAGACTGCTCAAGGAACTGTCTTTCTCTGTCGTCCATGTTCTTCATGACGGTAACGCCAAAGTTGAACATAGGAAGGTTTTCAAACGAAGAAATAACATTCATGTTTGACTTGCCAACCGCATTGGCGTATGCGTCAAAAATAACCGACTCCTTTGGAAGCACTTGAAGGCACTTTACAACGTCTTCGCAAACGCTTTGGAACAGAATTATAGAAGCATTGGTTATGTCGTAAATAGCGTTGTTTCCTGCGGCTATAGCCTGCTCCCGAACGCCAACCAATGCGTCTCCCTTGGGTGTAGAGGCGTCCATAGCCTCGTTTACACCCGTGACATCCCTGATCATGCGCATGTAGTGATTGTACAGGTTGACCAGCTCATTGATGTTGCGGATACTGTTTCCGATCTCTCTGATAGGAGGGTTCTGGAATCCACCCTCTGGGTTTTTGCTTCTGTAGTAGAAGACACCAGTCTGCTCATAGATGTCGTGAAGCTCAAGGGGCTGAAGCTCTCCTCCCTTTCCGAGCTGAACGTTTTCCAGTCCCTCGATGTCAATAATCAATCCGTCTGGCTTTGCTTTAGCGATAGCCTGCTGGATTTTAAGGTGGGTGAGCTGAAGCATGTCGGCAAAACCCTTGGTGCTGCCGATCATTGACTTCGGAACCATGTCGTCAAGATTCGTTGCTACGGCAGAGTAAGACATGCGCGTTCTGCTGAGATCGTGCATGTTTCTTGGCATGTTGGTCTTTATGCCGTAGTCAAAAAGGTACCCGCAGCCCATCACATAGATGCCCCCGTAAACATTCATGACGTCAAGAGAGTGAGGTGTTCTTTCATAAACACCGCCCTTTCTCTCCTTGTAGTTGTACCCCCTCACATAGAAGCCAACATTTCCGTACTTGTTCTCCCTTTCTTCGAAGTACATTCTGTCTGTAGAGAGAAACTCAAAGTCGAGAATCTCAACAATGTACTCGTCATAGCCATAAACCGTTCTTCTGGCCTGATTGTCGTAATAAGTTCTTCTTAGGGCTGATGCGTCGTTTCCGTGCTTAGATGCAGACTTTTCTGCAATCTTCTCAATCTGCTCTTCAGTGAGTTTGTCGCCAGCAAGCCTCTTGAGCTCTGAAATGGAGATTCTTCTTACGGCGCCAGCGTAGCTTATATCACCAAAGTTTGGGTCCTCTGTGTAGCTGTGAACAAAGTCTTTCGGATCGATGTAGTCAATCGAAATGCCGTATGATGGGTCGTTAATTCTCTTTACGACACACATTCCGCAAGAAACCAAGTCTGAAACTGCTCTCCTGAATGTTGTTTCGTTGAACTTGTTCCAGGTAAGAGTTGCTTGTGTTGCGAGCTGAGCGGCGACCTCAGCATCGAGCTTTACGTTTGTCCCCAAGAAGATTTCGGCTTCTTCGAGGGTTTCTGGAATACTCTCTGGGTCCTCGTTAACTACAATGCCGTGAGCCTTTTTTAGGTCCATCAGGAGTTGCCTGTTCTTGACAAGCATCTCGATTTTCTTTTTTTCCTTGTCCCTAAAGGAAGTAGAAAGAGGATCGATGGCCTCAATGTTCGGGTACATTTCCCGAGAAAGAACCTTGTTGGTTACGATTCTAGCAAACTTGGGCAGTACGGGGACAGGACTAAAGTCCAGATTCAAAAGGGTCCCGTCATTGTTGTTTGGATCGAGATTGTTCAGGAGTCTTTTGTAAATGTCGACATCCTGGGTACCGTTTGCGTACTTCCTATTTCTGTGAAACTCCCTATTTCTTCTATTGATGGCAGAGTCGTCTGGAGAAGATCCATTCCACTGCGCCTCGATCGCTTTTGCGTAGGCCATTCCATATTCCTGACCAAGCTTTTCTTCTTGCGACGCTAGGGGGTTTGGAAAGGACTTGGACGCTTTAGTTGAGCTGCCGTACATCTTTGTGGGTATACATTTTTGCAAATATAGTAAATGTGCCGATCACGTTAATTATACTTGTATCTCCTGAAGAACTTAGACTCCTTAAAATCAGAGGCTTCCCTTTTTGGCTTAACCTTTTGGGCGGCAAGAAGGCAAAGTCCAGAACTAATCGTCAAGTCAAACTTCGTCCTGTTGTCGATTTTGTATCCAATCCAGTCCTCTAGAGTTCTGTTAAAATACATCTTTCCCATTTCACCGCTTTCGTGGTTGGCCCCCACGTGATCATGAACGTATGCCTCAATCGCATGAGCATGGGCCTGAATGACATCCTGAGAGTTAGATGGGATACCCTTTGTTTTTACGTTCACCTTAGCTGACGTAGACGTCAGATGATTTGGCCTATTCATCAAGTATCCGTCGTAACCCCTTGTCTCAAAGTATCTTGCAATTCCATACTTGTTGTTCTCTATGAGTATTGGGTACCCGTAGAATACGGCTGCCATAAGCACATCTTCGTAAAAGATTTTAGCCAAAGGCGGGCGGGACGCATACTCTAGCACAAACATGTTTGACGGATACTGCATGTGAAACTTGTTGTACAGGTGTAGCGCTCCCTTAGACCCCCGTCCATCGACGGTGGCATCAAGGTCATAAGAGTCAACCCCGCCTACCCCCAGCTCTGCATTGGGCGCTATTCTTTTGTTTCTAAGAAACTTAGACTGATTCCTGAGCTCTGGAGGTGGCATCCAGGCAACGCGAAACCTGCCGTTTGGGTCTGGAGTAAATACAACCTCTGTATCTTTCTCTCCATTCTTCCAAACGAAATTTCCAGTAACAACGGGGTTGGGGAACAACTCATCATTGTACTGGATTTGCTCGTAAATCTTACCCACATTAAAAAGACTTCCTTCTATACTGTCCCTAAAGGCTTCGTCAGTAGTAAAAGGAAACTGCCTGATAATCTCATTCATCTCAGAGGCGTCGTGCTTCATGGCCTCTCTTTCGTTTTTGAGATAGCTACGGGCTCCTATTTCAACGTCTACACCGTCGATGCCCTCAATAGGGGACTCAGGGTCCTCGTGTACGGCTCTCCCATGCTTGTCAAAAAAGCCCTCCAGCGCCATATCAGCTGGAATAAAAAGTCGGTAGAGTCCTGATCGGGTCCTACCATTCTTGTTCCTCTCGTCTGGGTCTGAATCCCTCCAGAGGTCCTTGTACTCTTTTCCCCCTTTGTCCATCGGATTTACGGTGCTCCCCACCATTGCCTTTCCGACGATTTTTCGCCCGACGATCAAACACGTCCGTTGAATCCTCCAGGCGTCCCTTATGTCTGTAGGTCTTTCCCATTTACCAGCTTCATCTAGATAGAGCAAATGTAGCTTTTCTCCGTCATAGGCGTTGTTGGTGGTGTTCTTCCAGTTTATGACCGTATTAAGAGCCTCGCCCGTCTGCGTAGTCTTATTGTTCTTCGTGATTCTCTTAGACGGCTCGCGAAAAGCCAGCTCCATGCGCGGATTGGTCGTTCCATCCTGAATTGGTTTAAAGAAGAAGGGGTAGTGCCTGAACATCTGCACGACCTTCTTCATGAATATATTCTCTTGGGCGTCCTTACCAGTCTTTGACTGTATCCCCAAGAGCTTGTCTTTGACTTGTGTGGCTTCGTCTAGAAGCACGGCAGAGCAGATGTTGGTATATCCGCTCCGCCTACATTTAGTATACAGCTGCCCGATACATCGGGGGTCCGCCTCACACGCAGACAAATGTAAGAAAATTTCTCTTTGGAACTCTAAGTAGTCTGGATACCCGATGTCCATTCGGGTCCACTGAAGCATCATGTAATGCCTGCCCGTAATATATGTAGGGACACCGTCGTTATAGAACCAAAAGCCTTCACGCCTACGGCGAAACTCCTCCTCGATATACGGAGAAAACTTCTCTCTGAAGGGCCTGGGCGTCTCGGACCACTCATCCATACTCTTAATCCGAAGCAACTCCTGAGGCATAGGAATCCTCTCCCACAACTGCATGTGGTTTGGCTTTCCATATCCAGCAATCTCCTTTTTGGGAGGCTGAGCGGGAAGTGCAATGTCAAGCCCACCGATTTGAACAATCTCTCCTTTCGTACCGTTGGGGCAAATTGAGATAAAGTCCGTAGCATCAGTAGACTTGGCCATACCTATTGCTTCTGAAGCTAGGGGCGCCTGACTTTGGGTTTTTCAGCTCCATGTACTTGCCGCATGGACACTTGATGTCGTGATAAGCACCATCGGAGCCAAACTTAATTGACACCCCGCTTTTGGACTCTTCGTGCTTTTTTTCGCAATCGCAAATGTAATCAGCCATGATGATAGTGAATTGTATTGTACGCCTGACAGGATTCGAACCTGTGACCGTTTGCTTAGAAGGCAAATGCTCTATCCAGCTGAGCTACAGGCGCATGCCTTAGCCCTTGCTGTTTCGTTTCTTCGGCCTGTTGTTGGCTCTGTTGATGCTAGCTTTCAAAAACCCTTTAATTTTTGACCCAGAGTGGTAGGCGTCTTTGCCGTCACCGTTCCCGTAGGTCTTTTTCTTTCTATTGTATTTATTGAGAGCGGCGCGATACTTCTTAGCCGCACGAGACTTCCCGTACTTCCTGTACTCTTTTTTGTAGTCGCGCTTTTTCACGTACCAAATATACGATTATCTGCCTTGACCTCTGTACTTCTTTGAGTAGTGCTTAGAAGACTTGTTGTTTGAGTGCTTTGTCTTGGAGTGGATGTCAGCTCTTTTGATACGCTTCTTCTGGATGTAGGTCGATGCTTGTTTCTTCATTTGATTTAATTTGTACCCCCGACAGGATTCGAACCTGTGACCGTTTGCTTAGAAGGCAAATGCTCTATCCAGCTGAGCTACGAGGGCATGGTCGGCGAGGCGGGGCTTGAACCCGCATGTGACCGATTACTCTTTCTACAAGGTATAAGCTTGAGGAGATACTCGCCGATTAACTTTCGTACTCACCGTTCCACATATCTTCCCAGAATTTATACCTCTTTACATCGTCTTGAGTGATGGTCATGTTACGCCACCAATACTGCTTACTTTGAGAATCGCTCTGCGAATCCTCCTGAGTAGTCTTTGTTTTCTTCGATTTGGCCATTGTCTCTTAATTGTTTTACCATCTGCTCTAGCTTCTGTCGCTCGATGATGAGCTCCTTGCAGTCGATGGCAGTTTGTTTAATTGATTGTAGTTCTGCTTTACGTGCTGACCCCCCAGCTTCTGGATCGACAGGCTTCTTGATCTCGTCGATCATATTGTCGATAGCCACCTGCATGCTGTTCATCAATCTCTCAGCTGCGTCGACCGTCTCAAACTTCTGCGTAGTCGAGGTAGTCTTGGGGGATGCGGATGTATTCCTTGCCATCGATTTTGAATCTGTAGTCAATACCCTTCTTGAACCCAACGACGTCGCCCACCTTGAGCCCTAGGTCCTGCATGCCTGGACTGTCGAACGCTACGCGAGCCGTCTGAGTGTGTGCTTCTTTCAGTTTTACAAGTACGATCTCGTCTTTATCCTTCTCCTCTTCTTCTGGCTTCTCTAGCTCTTCGAGGATCGCCCATCCGCCTAAGGGGATTACTTCGTCGGTGTCTTTCTTCTTGTACGCTATTGCTTGGTTAGCAACGGTGCTTTCACTGTTCCAGCGGATGAGGTAATGGTTCTC